GGACATGGAGCCACATCATCCGTCGCATTACGATCGGGCGCACTGCATGTCGAAGGTATCGACCTAAGAACCTCGTTTCCGATGATAACTCAACGAGAAGGTACTTACGTTCCGCCGGAAGTAATGCAATGTGGTATGCAGTCGCAATTCAGTTGGTCCGACTACGTTTTTGAATTTGGTGGTGACATAACCGCGTACCCGAACCTCGTATGTGAGTCTCGCCCGGACGTAATCATTCTCGATGTTGAGATTGAGCTCGCTGACCAGCTTCCGTTGCTGTATTCCATCCCTCACGGTACACTCGTATTCTTCAGAGTCATCTGTTGCGAAGACAAAGCCAAGTGGATCATATCGGCTTGTAATCCGCTCAGAGTCACTAACAGCTCAGCTGTACGAAGCTCAAAGAAGCAATCTTGGATCTTCGTCTACGAAAGCCCAGGGTACGACTGGGTCGGGAACTCAAACGAAATTTCGCTAGATACTGTCGCAAAGTTTCGACCGAAGATCGACCGGTCGCTCAAGTATACGACAGAGCGTGTCAATGACTTCATACGACCATCAGGCTACGAAATCAAGGAGGCATCACTGGCTCACTTGTCCGATGTTCGCAAATCCCTCTACAGCGACTACTTGAACTCGAATTCTGAATGGATTCGTCTTCAGCTCAAGTTAACATATGAGTACGTCGATCGGATAATCTCTTGGACTCGGAAAGATCCTGCTGAGCTGACACGTGATGACGTGCTTTCTCTGTCTTCTCGTGAGGCAAGGGACGTTTCTCGGCACTTAAGTTGCGTCTGGAATGACTCTCAAACGATCGTTGACACGTTACTCATGCGCAGAGCATGATAAGATCTTTTGTACTCAATCGAACATCCTACTCATCTCCTTTATGTTTCTATCTATCATGCAGCATTCCGATTGAGAAAATATAAGAAAACTAAGTAGTTTGTATTTTGTATTCAAACCGAACAATACACTACTACTTACATAGTAGAGTATTCGACTCTTTAAGGTAGGTTATATGAGGTTAGGAGGCAAGGCCACAGAATAGGC